GCGGCCCTTGGCCTTGAGCTCGCGCATGGTGCCGTTGATCGTTTCGACGATGTCCTTGACCAGGCTGGGGCGCAGCGGCTTGTCGATCGCCCACATCATGCCGCCCGCGATCGTGTCCATGAGCACGTCGGCGGTGCGGGCCGCGACCTCGAAGCTGAAAGGCGACGCCGGATCGACCGTGGTGCGGTTGCCCCAGAAGCGGTAGCCCGAACTGGTGCGGATCAGGGCGGTGATCTGCTTGTCGTTGAGCAGCGCGGCTTCGCAGGCGGGGTCCTGGACGTCGAAGCCGATGTCCTTGGTCAGGCCCAGCACGCCCTCGACGGGGACATTGGACAGCGACTTGTGGAACCCCTGCTCCCCGTCGATGCGGGCGCGCAGGCCGAGCGCGCGCGCGACCGCAAAGCTGGTCGCGTTCGCCTTGGCGACGGGATCGAAGGCGAGGAAGTCGGGATAGAGCAGCATCAGCCGGCGGGCGCCGACGGTGGCGCGATCGGTGATCGCGGCCGGAATGTCCGCGCCGATCGCGGCGGCATAGGCAAAGCCGCGCAGCTTGTCGGCGACGACCACCAGCGCGGCGCGGACGGCAGGGGTGTCGAGGCCGGGACAGCCGAGAATGCGCGGGCGGATGCCGAGCTGCGCCTCCGCGGCGGTCAGCGCCTGCAAACCGGTCTTCACGCCATTGACGGTGCCGCCGATGACATTGGCGCTGGTGCCCGCCGCGTCGGCGCCGGCCGCGACGCGGACGACGACCACGGGCGCGCGGACCTGGTCGGCGATCGCCAGAAGCGCGAGGCGCAGCGTGCCGCCCGTACCGGCGACCCCGATCGCGGCCTCCAGGTCGGCGACCAGCGCCGGGCGGTTGAGCGGAAAGGCGGCGTCGAGCGCGGCAGTGGCGGCGCCGGCGGGCGCGGTGGCGGTAGCGACGAGGCCGATGACGGCGGTGGCGACGGTGGCGAGCGAGCGGGCGCCGTCGGTGATCTCGGTGATGGTGATGCCGTGCATGAGGCTCCCTTTCAGGCGAAGACGGTGAGGCTGCCCGAGGCGGGCAGGGGCACAAGAAGGCGGGTGCGGGCATTACCCTGCGCGACGTCGGTCCGCCGCCCCTCGATCAGGATCGAGAAGGCGGCGCGGCCGACCTGCTGGAGCGACAGCGCGGTGACGCGGATGCGCGGTTCCCACCGGGCGATGGCGAGCGCGGTGGCGGCGACGAGGCGCATGCGGCCGAGCGGGTTCATCGGCTGGTCGACCAGCTCGGGCAGGAGCGAGCCATAGTCGCGGCGCGCGACCCGGCTGCCGATCGGGGTCGACAGGATGTCGGCGATCGACTGGCGGAGGTGATCCTCGCCCGACAGGGGCTTGCCGGTGGCGGCGTCCATGCCGGTCATGACAGCACCGCCAAGCCGCAGATCAGGCAGATCATGCCCGCGATCCAGCCGCCGAGCCCGCAGGCAAGATCGGAGTGGATGCCGAGGGCGTGATCGGCCCAGTCGTCGACCTCGAAGCGGCGTTCCTGCTCGCGCACACGGGCGGGGAGCGAGGCGGCATCATTGGCGAGGCAGATCGCGGCGGCGATCAGGAGCAGGGTGCCAGCGACGATGCGGATCATTGCGGCGGACCCGAGATCGCGCCGCCCGCCTGGACGCCGGTGTGCTTGTGACCCTTGAGGCTCTTGCCCCCGCCGACGACGTCGTCGGACGCGGTGAGCTTGCCGGTGACCTGGACATCGCCCTGGATCGACACGTCGCCCTTGATGGTGACGGGGGCGTCGATCAGGACGCCGCCCGCCGCGTCGACGTGGATCGTGCCGCCGGAGGGCAGGATGATGTCGAGCTCGTGGGCGCCCGGCTCGTAGCCGATGCGGGCCTCGTCGGCGAAGACGGCGGCGGTGCCGGCGTCTTCGGCGGGGGCGGGGCGCGCGTCGGACCACAGGCCGCCCCAGACCAGCGCGGCTTCCATGTCGCCTTCGGGGCAGAGCACGACGACCTGTTCGCCGACACTGGGCGGCGACCAGATGCGGGTGGCGCCGGCGCGGGCGCTGAGCCAGGGGAGATCGCCGGTGACGATGTCGCCGACCCGGACGCGGCAGGTCGCCTCGGACAGGTCGACGGTGTCGACCGTGCCGAGCTGGATGACATTGCCGAGCGCGCGGCGGGGATCGGAGATGGCGGTCACGATGCGGGACCATGCCGTCCGGCGTGCGGGGTCGCGCGGGGGCGACCCGGTAGAAGTCGGCTCTACCGGATCGCCGTCGCGTGCTCAGGCGGGATCGGCCGTCTCGTCCGGGGTCGGCAGGATCGCGCCGACCGCGATCTTCTGGGCGACGCCGCGCCCGACATCGGCGACGCGCGCCTCGGTCGCGGTCGCGTCATAGCCGCCGGTCGCATCGTGGCAGGCGTTGACGGTGCGGGTGTGGACGATCGCGCCCTGCTCGAAACGGGCGGACACCTGGCGGGTGTCGGGATCGTATTCGCCGATAATGATCTTCATGGTCTTCTCCTCAATAGCCCCAGGCGCGCCAGCTGATCCCGCCGGCGCAATCGGTGATGGCCGAATCCTCGTTCTGGGCGCGCAAGGTGGCGCCGGTGGGCGAGAGCGACACCCGCTGGATGGTGGTGGTCCCGCCCGAGGTCGTCGAATTGGGATTGATCGCGACCGCCTCGATCCCGAGGCAGCGGTTGGGGAAGGCGATCGGAAAGGCGACGGCGCGATTGCCGCGCGCGGTGATCGGTCCGGGGATCTCGCCCCATTGCTCGATGAAGCCGTCCGACTGTTGCCGCCAGCCGGGCACGTCGAAGCTGCTGCCCGTGGTGCGCAGGAAGTCGGCGGCCTGGAGGCCGTCGAGCAGGTCGGCGTCGAGGCCGGAGCCGGCGCCATCGACGGTCAGCAGCTTAGCGAGGATGGCGGCGGCGGTGAAGTCGCCCGCCTGGAGCGGGGTGTAGCCGAGCCGCGCGGCAACGTCGGCGTACCAGCTGCCCTGCTGGCCGTCGAGCAGGTCGGCGTCGAGGCCGGAGCCGGCGCCGTCGACTGTCAGCGCCTTGGCGAGGATATCGGTGGCGGTGTAGCCGGCCGCGTCGAGCGGGGTGTAGCCGAGCCGTGCAACGACATCGGTGTACCAGCTGCCCTGCTGCCCGTCGAGGAGGTCAGCATCAAGGCCGGAACCGGCGCCGTCGTTCGCGACGTGCCAGACCTGCGATCCCCCCTGGGTGATGGCGCCCGCGACGTTGAAGCTCGTCGCAACATGGGCGATCGTCGGGCGGAGGCTCATCTTGACCGCGCCGGCGATGTAGAAGTCGTACTGGTCCGCGCCGCGCGTATAGCGGATCAGATCGCCCTGATCGAAGCTGAGGTCCGCCAGGCCGTCCAGCGGGAAGGTCATGGAGAAATTGTCGTCGCGGTAGAACCCGCCCGCCGCGGTGACGCGTCCGGCAAAGCCCGCGCCGGAGAGAAGCGCGAAGTCGCCAGCGTGGCGGCCGTCGAGCAGGTCGGCATCGAGGCCGGAACCGGCCCCGTCGTTGGCGACGTGCCAGACCTGCGATCCGCCTTGGGTGATGGCACCCGCGACGTTGAAGGCCGTCGCGACATGGGCGATCGTCGGGCGGATGCTCATCTTGACCGCGCCGGCGATGTAGAAGTCGTATTGGTCCGCGCCGCGCGTGTAGCGGATGACGTCGCCCTGGTCGAAGCTGAGGTCCGCCAGGCCGTCCAGCGGGAGGGTCATGTAGAAATTGTCGTCGCGGTAGAACCCGCCCGCCGCGGTGACGCGCCCGACGAAGCCTGCGCCGGAGAGAAGCGCGAAGTCGCCGGCGTGGCGGCCGTCGAGTAGGTCGGCGTCCAGGCCGGAACCCGCGCCGTCGTTGGCGGCATGCCAGACCAGGCCGCCTTGCGCATAGATCGGGCCGGAGACGTTCAGACCGCCGGCCGCGCCGAAGGTCGCAAGCTGGGCGCCCGCCGCGTTTCGAATCTCCACGGGCACGGAGCCCGCACCGGACAGGTAGGTGGTCGATCCTTGGCCGAAGCGGAACCGCAGCTCAAGATCGGAGGAGGTCCACCAGCGCTCGGTGCCCATGCCGATACCCATGTGGTCGCCGCCTTCGCGGCCGTCGAGCAGGTCGGCGTCGAGGCCGCAGCCGGCGCCGTCGACGGTCAGCAGGCGGGAAAGGATTCGGCCCGCCGACAGAGCCGCACCGATGCTGGCGGGCGTCAGCGCGCGGGTCGCGTCGGTGCCGGCTTCCGCTTCCGCGTCGGTCGCCAGCTCGACGACACCGGGACGGGCCGTGGTCGCCGGCGGATTGATGAAGCCGGTGTCACCGAAGGTGATCGCGCCCGCCGGCACGTCGGCGAGCTTGATGTCGATCGCGAGCAGCAGCACCGACTGGGTCGACTTCTGCACGATCGGGTCGGCCTGACCGTACAGCGCAAAGAGGACACCGGTGTCGAGGTAGAGCGCGAACGACCGCACGGTGTAGGTCGCAGCGGTCTCGTCCTGGACGGTCAGGTGCACCACGTCGGTCGCGGACGCCTCGCCCGCGACCGCGGTGATCCGCTTGACCTCGCCGGGCAGGGTGGTCGAAGCCGCCGAAGCGGTCACGGCCGCGGCCGACACCCCGACCGCGGCGATGCGGACAGCCCGGGTGCCGCCGGAGGCCTGGTCGACCAGGGCGGCGCGGCCGGCGTCGGTAATAATCAGGGTCAGGGCCACGAATGCCTCCTCAGGCGGCGAGCTGGATGCGGACAAAGGTGGCGGCTCGGCCGGCACCGACGGGGCCGACAGCGCCCGCGGTCGCGATCGCCTGGCTGAAGGTAAAAGACGACCGCACGGGCTTGGCGCGCCCGACCTCGGCGATCACGGCATCGGCATAGGCCGCCGTCGCCTCGGGCCGGACGATGCCGTCCAGGCTGACCACGAGGCCAAAGGTGTGAGGCGCGCCGCGCGGCTCCATCTGCCACCATTCGCGTACCGCGACCGCGCCGCCGAAGCTCGCCACCACGGCGCGGACGCTGGCGGCGGTGCCCTTGCGACGCTGGATCGTGATCGCGGCGCGGACGCGCGCACGCTTGATAGACTCGGGCCAGCCGCTGTCCCAGGTGTCGATCGACACCGCCCAGGCGAGATAGGGGAGCAGATCGAGCGGACAGCGATCGGGGTCGACCAGCGTGCGCAAGG